AGGATACAGACTCTAACCATTTAATTGTTGCTTCGACTCACCTAACTGTTTCAGTAATTCTGGATTGGCAGTTTCGAGTGTAACGACCATACCAAAATGCTGATCGAAAACCTTGACGAGGTGCGTGTAATCGCTACTCATCATATCTTCGGTAATAGCCTTTGCATCCAAACCAACTTGTTTGGCAAATGTTCGGGCCATACCAATTAAAACCATTGCGTTGCCATCTGGACCATCCAAATTGATTGTACGTTGTCCTGTAGAGGATTTGATTGTCATGTTATTCTACCTTTATTTCAAGAGTTTCAGAATGGTGCCGTTGACCAAGAATACGCACACCTGCAACTGCACCATTTGTAATTGCAGAGTGGTCACCAGAACTCAACGCCTTTTGCAAATTTAACAAATCGTTGTCATTCAATGACCAAAGGAAATCGTGGTTGATTTCAATGATAGTACGGGTGGACATATATTCTCCTATTCATTCTATTATTGTACTACAGATTCGCCGCATTGTCAAGGTAGGAAAAGCCCTCAAAGAGGGCTTTCTTTATCCTATTGGATATTATTTGTCGTGTCTTGGTATATCTTTGATGCCCAATTTTGATTCTGCATGAGCAGCCAGATATCCTTCGTCGCGCAATGCCAATACTGTTGACCACAATCCATTTTTGAAACCGCTACGCCAAGAAAACAAAACAGCAATAGGTACTAGCAACAAGACCATCCAATCTGCTACTGTAAAATTAAACATGTGTTTTCCTTGAAGTATGTTTCACCGCTGTGTAGGGCAGCCACTGACATGTCTTTTTGATTAGGCGCCGCCAAACTGGATTGCTGTAATCTCTACCAAATGCCCTTGTGTAAGAATTGAATGTTGGTATGGATATTTTTGGGTCTGTAAAATAATTCTGTAATACCTTTTCCGGTTTCATTTGTGGGTAATAAAAACGAATCTCCATAGCAGCATCATGCGCCTGTGCCTCAATTTCATCATAATTGCCCAGATACGTTTTTTGTTTATTGGACGCCTTTCCTCGTATCAGGCTTTTGGAATCGTGTAAATCTATGTCACGATAAAGCCACTGTGAGCGATGCAGCAATTCATGTTGCATAGTTGTATTTATCTGGAACAGAAACTTGTTGACGTTCCGTTCTGTCAGTTTGTGAGGCTCATTCCAATCCTTGCAACTAAAGACCAACCATAGGTCGCGCCTTGTCAATTCAGGTGAATAGTAACCCCAAACTTGCCATCGTTTCTGTGGGGATTTTTGCACATCAATATCAAAACCAAATGTCTTTACCACGATACGTAAGATATAGGCATGGGCTCTCATATCAGTGGTACATAATAAAGAATCGCGGCTATAATGTAACGTGTCCTCTATTTCAGAATGTAGGTACATTAGTCCACGTGCAACTTATCTAGCCCCTTTAGCGGTGGCTTTCGATTCGACTTGTTAAAAAACTCTCGCGTGATAGCCGAAGAGGATTTGCCTGCTTCAGTTTGCATGACTACAGTTTGTCCAACCAGTTGTGCCTTCTCTTCCAGATCGTATAGCTTCATCTTATTTCGGTCGATGCCTAAAACGAATCGCTTGAAATAGTTAGGATCGCCATAGCGATTTTTCAATTGCTTTACCATTACCTGATTCAGCTTGTCTAATTCTTCACTGCCAATCAATGCAATGAAAAAGTCCGCAGTAGATGGAAGCCCCCATGACTCTGAAACTTCATCCATTTCCATATCTGTGTTTGAGAAGCCACCACGATTTACTTGGGTTGCTGTAAATACTGGCACATCGTACTCAACGCCTAAGCCACGGAGTTCCTCTGCAATCGCTTTAATGTAGGTGTAGCTATCAGTTCCTGTTTTGAATCTAGATGAGGCACAAATATTCAGATAGTCAACAAAAATAATATCTGGTTTGAAATTTAACTTAACTTTTAATTCAGATAGCAATGCTCGGAAGTGTCCTACATGTGCGACAGCCGTAGGATATTCCTTGACAATCAACTTGCCTTTGGTTTTGGCTTTTAGTTTCTCGAGGCGAGCAGTGTAATTATCTTTACCTATTTCCATCAGTTCATCTAGAGTAACCCCTAATAGATTCGCATCTAGGCGTTCACCAATCCGCATTTCAGCCATTTCAGCCGTAATGTAAAGGACGTTATATCCTTCTAGCACCAAAAATGCAGCATAGTCACACATGAATAGCGACTTACCAACACCAGTTCCTGCCATTACAACATTCAATGTCTTGCGTGGAATTCCACCCTTGGTTACTTTATTCAGAAGTTTCAGCTTGAAAGGTATTTTTTGTACTGGATCGTGATAGAATTCATACCGTTGTTCTGCATTTTCGAAATAATCATGTCCAACATTCAAATCAAATCCAACACCCAACGCATCTTGCAACAATTGTGGTAATGCATCTTTGGTTAGTTTACTATCCTTACCATCTAGAATTTCGATTGACTTGATAACTGCATTGTATACAGCCCGATCCTTACAGAATTTTTCTGTCTGATCTGAAAGCCATTCTGGTAACGTTTCGCCCTTCTTGGTGTTGTTTACAATTGCTTTGACTGATGCGAAAAGATCCTCAGGGATTTTACGATCGGTGCTTATTGCAATTGCCAGCGCCTGTAAATCGGGCGCTTTATTATATTTCTCAAAGAATTGGTTTACATGACGAAAGAAAATCCGTTCAGCTGGATTTTCAAAATAATCTTCCTTCAGAAAGGGAAGAACCTTTCTAGTGTACTTTTCGTCGAATATCAATCCATTGAGAATGACCCGTTCAATACGATCATCCATTTATTATCCATTATTAGAGGTTACCATTCTTGCAACAACTGGTCTAACTTTTGATCCTTGAGGCCGTCAGTCCCTTGTTTTGCTTTTTCAAATTCATCTACCTGCAAATCCAATAAGATGTTGCCCAACAAAGCCATCAATGATTTATTGGTAGTATCCAACATAACACCATCAGGCTCATTCCATTTGTCTGGCGAATGCAACAAACTAAACTTGAATTGTAAATGGTATTTCGCGCTGCCATCTAAATCATTTACAGTTCTAACAAATCGCCATTCAGTGTATTTAAATACACAACCAGTATACTCACCACTTGTTATTTGTAAGTACCAAGTATTGTCTTTAGTGGATTTTTCTGATCTATATGTTACTTCTAGTTCATGCTTCTTCGCCATCTTCCGCCTCAACTAAATCATGTCCAGATAATTTATAATTGCTTTCGATCCAACTAGAGAATGATTTATCTGCAAGAATTGGTAGCCAAAAATCAGGCGAATTCATATCATCTTCGCGCATAGATTTGCCAAGCAACTCACCAGTGGCTGTATCGACACGCTGATACCAACCATTCTTTGGCTTGATTACATGTCCAGATTCTAAGGCTGCTGCCAACAATCCAGACCACGTAGAAATACCATTTGCAAAATCCACTTCAATGAGAATCTTGCTCTTTTCCTTTACGAATCGAGACTTGTCCACATTGATAACGAAATTATAGCCAGTAACTTCTGTGCCATCCTTTTCTTGTTGACGACCAAGTATCCATACCGTATCAGACGAATACACTGAACCTGTACCACCACCTACGATATCCTTTGGAAACAAACCGATTTCCTTGTACGTGTGGTTAATGATAAACATCGGAATGTTTTTCAATACAAGGTGCGATGTAACCATTCGGAACAAACCCTTCAATTGTTTGGCTCGCGTCATGTCTGCAACAGATTTACCTTCCATTGCATCTTCAACTTCCTTACGCGAAGCAAGATTACCAATCGAATCGACGATAATGATGATATGGTCGTTTCGTTCAATCTTGTCCAGTTGACTCATAATGTCGTGCTTTAACTGTTCAATATCCGTGATTGGTGAATGTACTACGCGATCCTTATCGATGCCGAAGCTATCGAAATAAGACTTAGGCGTACCAAATTCTGAATCGTAATACAGACAAGCCGCATCAGGATATTTTCTGAAATATGCGGCAAGAAATACCAATGCAAAGCCAGATTTGAAATGCTTAGATGGACCTGCTAGTGTCATCAAGCCTGGAGTAAATCCACCACCCAATCTGCCAGACAGTGCAACATTCAACATCGGAATTGATGTTGCAATCATGTCGCGCTCTGTGAAGATTTTTGATTCAGATAATGTTGCCGTGTGAGAAAGGGTTGTATTTGCTTTTAGTTGTTCTAAAAATTTATTTCCTGTTGTTTTTTTCATTATACCTTCCTTGCTGGTGCGCCATTTTGTTCCATGGCTGCAACGCACATTCCACCAAGCTTACGAATTACATCCATAACCATTTCATTAGCTTCTGGCTCACCATAGCGTGAGGCAACATGCATTGCTTCAGTTAAATAATCCTGCAGGTAAACCAACCATTCGGTTGGCGTGTGCAAGCCTTCTGATGCTGTTGTTTGTG